TCATCATAGACATCTTGCTGACCGCTGTCTTGCTTCGGCACAAGATAAATAGTGTTCATGTCGATATCGCTTGTCGGAAGTTGCTGAACCACTTCAAAATGAAGACCGCTTACACCAGCAATCAGAGTGTCAACCTCGCTCTTGGAATATGTCTCTTGCTTGGTGTAATAGTCATCTAAATCACCAACAATCTCATTGATTGCACCGATGATGCTCTTTGCTGTCGTTGAAAGTGCTGTATGTTGCACATAGTTCTCTAAGTAATTTGCCAACTGTGCAATCGACATCCTTCGGCTCAGGAATCCGCCATTATACGGCACCGCTGATTCCATCAAATCAGACAGACTCAGCGATTCCGCTTGTGTTAATTCTGAAATCTTTATATCTGCCATGTGTCTCCCTCCGTAAATCGGTTATCAAGCTGTTCTGTGATTCGGTCATCCAATACCTCTGTGATTCTCTGCGCTGACTCAACTTCCAATGCAATCAGGACATCATCATCAACATCCGTCAAATCAACTGTTGATTCGCTGACATCAATCAAGCCAAGCTCATCTGTGCATGTTACACGAGGATTTACAGTGATCATCTGAATCACTCCATCATCTTCAAGATTTCTTGTCTCGATCATAGGCTCATCAATCTCAATCAGGCCAAGCGTATCTTCCACATCCACAAAGCCATTGAAGCCATCCTGAACCATGATGTTTGTTCCCATGAATGTAATCAGTGCAAGAGGCTTAATCTTAATCGTTCCTCCGGATGCTGATATGTAAATGTTTAATGTATGAGTGCCTTGCGTTGCATCAATGTGATAGTTCAGAGTCAATATATGATCTGTAAAGGCATTAGTTCTTCCATCTTCCCATGATTCAATCGGATGCCACGTTGCATCTTCATATCCATCAACAACATATCTTACTGATGCGGAAACAGGAACCGATGAACTAGCTTGTTTTACTTGAACATGCGCTTCTACATTGATATGTATTTGAGCATTTCCGCCAGTATTGAAATTGATATTATGTGTTCCATTCAACCTCTTCTCATGTCCATTTGTAATCTCAATTTCTTCTGCATTCGGTCTGATCACATCAAATCTGAACTCGGTATTGGTTACTCTGTCCAACAATCCGCTGATGTTTTTATCTGTCTTACTTTTGGCGGATGCTGTTGCTGGATTCTTGCCAACACCCTGAAGGCTTACACCTCTATGATGTTTATATAATATTTTTGTTATGCAGCAAGTAACTCCGGATGATCCGGCAGAGCCACCACTGAATTGAATTACATCTCCCAGATCAAATGCAATATTGCCGATCATGTCCAATGTAAACGGAGTATAATTTATGATAGACAACGCTTGAAGGATCCTTGCTCTTCGTTCTGTTCCGTTTGCGTAATTCTGCAGGAATGGGTTTTGTCCAAGGTTGTAAGTCAATCCATCATCAACCGGGAGACCATAATAATTTGTGGTTCCGTATTTTATATTTACGACCGATATGCCGGTGTATCTTGTAGCGAAATCAGAAAATGTAGCTCCTTGATTCCAATGCTCCGGGTAAAAGGTCATAATTGATGTATTGGAATACTGTTTGATGTATATCTTTCCATCTCGTCCTGCGTAAGCAAATCCGCCAAGTGTCTGCGACAACCACGAAACCATATCTCGCCATGTTTCAATATCGTTTTCTTCGTATTCTGTCATGACATCTTGGCCATTCGGCATTGCTTCTATTTCTGCCTGAGTATTACCGAGCTGAATGTTACACTGGTTACAAGCATATTCGAGCATGGTATATGGTCTGGCTGATACAAAACGCTGGCTGCATCTTTTATCAAGTTTTGCCATGTGATCATAGGCTTTGACTGTCACTCCAGACAATGACCATTCCGCTTCTTCAATCGTATAAACTCCGACAGGAACATCCTCCCATGGATGTTCGTCCGATTCTGTCAACATCGAAAATACGACTGTAATTTCTTTCCCCTGCCATTCACCTCGTGCGATATCTAATCCAATAAAAGTTGCGGTCAACTCAGAGATATTGACCTGACCGATCTGTACCTCTGAGTTTCCACTACACTGCTGCAGGATTTGCAAAGAGCCATCAATAATATTTGCATCAGTAAAATTTGTTAATCCAATCGTTCCATAAATCTTATGCTGTTGGACCGGACTAACCATAGCTTTTAAATAATCTTCTGAAACTCCATACATTTACAATTCCTCCAGCGTAAAACTAACATTCCACAAACCTTGCGAAACAGTGCTATCTACAGTGTGAGAATTTTTTATAAGTGATTCCGAGTAATTTGTCATTCGTACTTCTCTCGTTTGATCACCTTCTTCAATTGGATCATACGCTTTAAAAAGGAAATATTGCATCATACGGAATTGCTTGAATTTCTTTACCCAAGCGGAGGAACAAGTAAAAGCCATTGAAATACTCTGTTTATCCATTCTCGATACAATAACCTTTGTGTGGCCATCTTCTGTAACCATAGACTGCTCAACATTGTTTGAATTTCTGGTCATACTTGTAGGAAAAAGAATGGTGTATTTAAGTTCAGGTTGTTCTCCTTCAGCATGAGGAGACGAGAATTCCATTACATTCATTCCAGCCATTAGCTTCTCCCTCCTGTTCTATAATTGTATGCATCAATTGCGTTTATAATCTTCTCATCCACTTTATCGCCACCAATGTAAATGGGAATGATAAACTGTCCACCATTGCCTGCTGCAGATCCGGTCACCGAAACGCTCGCTGTAGGAGTTGCATCGGATATGATATCAGAGAAATCAAATGCGCTTGCAACTGTATTTGTCAGCATATCTTCATTATCCCGGACACCCTTTGCAAACAGTTGCATCATATCAGGAGCAAAGGTGTGGAAGTTGCTCAACGGTCCTTCTTCCGGTTCAGAGAATCCAAGGAATGATTTCACCTTATCAGCTACACCTTTAACAGCGTCACCAACGGCACCGATCATACCCTTAATACCATTGATGAAGTTGTCGATCATATCTTTACCCCACTGGAGAGCATCACCAATATTGAATGCTGACTTGATCTTATCCCATATTCCACCAAACAGAGATTTGACATTGCTCCACGCATTAGTTGCATTTTCTTTTGCTTTTGTGAATGTCGTACTGAACCAATTTCCGATTCCTTCAAATCCAGCCTTTACAAGCTCACGTTTCTCAGCAAACTTTTCTTTGGCATTGTCCCATGCAGAAACAGCCAAATCTTTTGCCTTGCCGAATGTATCCTTACACCATCCTCCGATGGCTTCAAAACCAGCTTCGACAAGTTTTCTCTTCTCCTCGAATTTCTCTTTTGCGTTATCCCAAGCGGAAACTGCAAGATTTTTGGCACCTTCGAATTTGTCTTTGAACCAATCACCTACAGCACCAAATACACCTTTGATACCGTCCCAGATACCACCGAAGAAGCCTGTTACACCTTCCCATACTCCCTTTATTGTCTCCCAAGCACCTTCGAAGAATCCAATCACTGCTTCAAGTACTGCACCAGCAACTTCTTTTATTGCCTCCCATACACCAATCCAGAAATTTCTGAAATCTTCGGATGTATTCCAGAGAGTAATAAATGCTGCAACCAATCCTGCAAGTATAGTGACCAATATTCCGATTGGACTCGCATTCATAGCTGCATTCATGAGCCACTGTGCTGCTGCAACCGCTTTTTGTACGACTTCTAATCCCATAAAAGCAGCTTTAAGTCCTGCAATACCTGTACTCTGCAATGCGAATACACCAACCGCTGTTGTTATTCCTACAATACCAGCAACTACCAACTCCCAATTATCGGTTATCCAATTAAACAGACCTTTTACTACATCCAAAAATCCTGAAATAATAGATGTTGCAACAGGGAATTTCTCTTCTAACGCTGACTTTATGGCATCTACAATTCGACCAACGATTTTTTTGATTCTTGGCATTGCATTTTGAAGGAATGTTTCTGCGCTGGTGATCAACTTGTCCGTTAAATCACCCATATCTGCATCTTCACGGCCAAGTCCAGTGATAAAATTCGACCAGGCACCTTTCATGGTATTTAATGATCCTTCGATTGTTCCTTTTGCCTCATCTGCGGTCGCTCCAGCAATACCAAGACTAGTTTGCATAATGTGAATTGCATTTACGATATTATCAAAAGACAGATTTCCTTCATCAACAGTAATATTCAAATCCTTTTGAATATCCGTCATTTTAGAAGCATCTGCAATCAGACGTTCCATCTCTGATTTTGTACCACCATAACCAAGTTTTAGGTTGTCCAGCATGGTATAGTTCTGTTTAGAAAAGCCACTATAAGCATTCTGAATGGCTTCCATGCTAGTTCCCATTTTATTGGCATTGTCAGACATATCTATGATTGCTCTATTTGCCGTGTCTGCTGCCACTTTCAAACTTTCAGTAGTTGTAACACTAGCATTATTAGCTTCTTCAGCTGCAGCAATCTGTTCCTTATTGGCTGCTTTTAATGCCTCTAATTTATCTTGGTTGTTACGCTTTAAGGACTTCAGATCTTCATCTCTTTGTTTCTGTAATTCCTTGTAATTTGCAGATCCGTTCTTTTTAGCCTGAGAGAGTTTCTCTTTCCATGCATCCTGCGCAGCTTTGTACTCATCTTCATAAGCTCTTTTTTGAAGCTTATACTCTTCATCCAATCTGGCTTCTAATTCCTCGATGTTCTGTTGCTCTCCACGGCCAGTTGCTTGAATCAAACTTGCAGAGAAGTTCGTAACTGTCTCCAAATACTCGTTGGCGGACAATCCGGCTTTACTATATGCCTCGTCAGCATATGCTTTGATTGTATCTGCACTGTCCATAAAAAGCGTTTCAACACCACCAGCTAACTGCTCATATTCTGAGTAAGCGTCTAATGCCTGCTTGGTCATTACGGCAAATCCGGACGATGTAACAGCGGTTCCGACTTTTACAGCTGTCTTAAATCCACCAACGAGCTTGCTTCCAAACCCTTTAGCTTCATTGGATGCATCTTCCAATCCTTTTTCGTATTCACTTGAATCTAAGCCCAACTTGGCCATCAATGCTAATACTACATTTGCCATTTTCTTACCTCATATCAATCTTTCTCCAGATAGAATTCACGATATCATCACACGATCTGAGATCTTGGACTTCTTCTTTCTCTTCTTCCGGTTCAGGATTGATTAAATCAAACCAACGTAATTGCAAGCTGGATCCTCCTGCAAAATGCGCTGTATTTTCACTAATAACTTTTAATCCATCTGTAATATAGATGCGAAAGGCTAAATCTTTACTATATTCAGCAAAAGCGGACATGCAATGGTCTATCACATATCCGCTCCCATATAGTTCCAACAGGTCAAGTCTTATTGATTCACAGAATCTGAAGTATTGATCTGCTCCAATCGCATCAACGATGTAAAAAAATCAAGCACGTCCTTATCTGAGAAAATTTCTGTAAATGCATTCAAATATTCAACAGGCTTGTGATCGTTTGCGTTCTCCGGCTCAATGAAACACATAAGTGCAAGCACACGGAGTGTTTGCTCTGTATGATTTTCAAGAGCTGCATCCAACATGTCTGAAATATTCAAGTATGTTTGTTTTCTTGTTCGCTCTCTATTCTCTTTTTTTGCTGATTCCATTTCCTCTTCCGTCATGGAAGGTGTAAGTGGAATCAGAACAGGTCTGTTTTTCCGGATATCCATTATTTTGGTATCCTTCAACCACGACTCGACCTCATGCCTTATTTTATTTGTCTGCTTTAGAAACTCGATAGGTGTGCAATTTGCTAAGTTCTTCATTTATTACTCTCCTTTTTATTATGAAGTTGCGACTGCGGTAATGGAAACATCTCCTGTTACAGATGCAATGGTTACGGTACCAGCATTGTATGCTGTTTCAGTAATATCCTCGCCACCCATCAATACGATTACTGTGTCGATTGTGTAAGTAGAATCAGCTGTGAGATTTACTTCCAAAGCTTCTCCTGCAACAACGGATACATCCTCGAAATCAGATGCTACATGGGACAAAATCTGCTGTACGTTCCAGAAACCGCCTTCTGTAGGATCAATATCATAAAATTCCATAGGTACCACGTCAGGAGCTGTTACGGAAGGATGACCGAAGATCGTCTGTGTAGACTGTCCTTTTCCGTTTTTGGTGGTCTGAATACTAAGTCCATCAGAAGAGATTGCATTCAGAAGTTTTACAGCAACGGCACCGCCATTTGCCTTGTCTCCAACCCACCAGATTGTGGAAAAATCATCCTGTGAAAGGTTACGTCTAGGAACAACCTTTGTATATCCAGTTCCTGCAGTTTTGTCTGCTGATCCGAGTGCCCACTTGGTGTTGTCACCATTGAACTTCAAAGATGTGAAGCCGATGGAGCATTCCCAAGAATCTAAGTGCATGTATTCCTTCAATCCGTTCTGTGCGTTGTCTACGTCCTCTGCAAGATCAGAGTATGTAGGCTTGCAAGTAACCTGAATACCACCTGTGGTGGTTGCAATAATATCGTCAGAGTCAGGTCTCACAGGATTTGCAGGATTAAACTTTGTCAAAAGTACACCAGCGTCAAGCTGTAATGTATCAAATGCATCTGCTGAGATTGTTGTAAATCTGCCCATTTTATTTCCTCCTCGTTTTATTCCGACAGAAACTCAATATTAACTGTCAGTAGTATTCTCCGGACCATCGGATCACTCTCTTCTCGTAATCTCTGTGCAAAATTGCTGTCCGGCTTTCGAACTTTCATATATCCACCATTAAATCGTTTCTCTTGATTTATGGTTTTTTCAATCTGTAATGCTTTCTGGCTTATATCCTGCCAAGATGGACTTCTGTACCACAGATTTGCTGATATAGCCATCTCTCCTTCAAGACTTCCAATCGATGATTGATAAGTCAAATATGGATAAGTAGCGTCATCCGGGACCGTGTTCTCATCATAAGCAACTAAACCAAAACTACTCCAGAAGGCTTGCTGAACTTGAAATTTATCCATTCGCATTTCCTCCTGTTTCCGGTTGTGGTTGAACCTCGCTTGTTGGCTCCCATTCCTCTGCGGTTACCTGTCTCATGTTTAGACTCGCAATTGCCGGAGTAAACTTATCGTCTCCGTCAGAAGTAACTCGAAAAATCTTACCATCACGAAGTCTCTTAAAAATGTCATGATATAGTAATGTCATTTCTTTTCCGGTCGTGACAGTATATCTACTCGTTACACCCTGCTTCTCACCTACTCTTGCTTGAATAGATGTATCAAACGTAATGGCAGCTTTGAACTGTACTCCTTCAACAAACACGTCCATGTAACCACCATAACCCTCCGAGATCTTTGTCCGAGTGATATATATGCAGTTTTCCATTGCTTCACTTAACAAAGACATTAGATCTTCCTCCACTGATTGAGTCTATTGGCATATGCACTCTGCCATCCACCAAGACCGTTGGAACCGTTCTCGGCATTGCCGGTGCTTTTTGTGTACGAGTAACCACCGAATGATTCATTTGAAAAAGGTGACACGGCAGCAGAATCTGCTCCGCCATATTTGGTCTGCCAAGCATTTATTTCTTCAGCCAATGCCACCACTTCTTTAGGGATCGCAAGACTCCAGACGGCACCTGAAAAGGTCTCGTCCTTAAGTCCTTCAATCTTCGTGGAATTGTATTCATAAATTCCGTCATTCAGAATAGAGCCAACGATGCGGATATATTGGCCGTTTAACAGATTCATGGACTTGTCGCCCAGTGGAATTATGACACCGTTGTTGATTGTGAAATCACCGATGTATTTGTCTCTATCAAACCAATTCCTCAAATATCCGCAAAGTTCACTCAGCATATTATTTCTCCTTCTTCTCGCCCTTCTTAGACTTCTCTGCAGGTTTCTCTGCAGGTTTGTCTAAAGGTTTACCGATAATAATTGACATATCTTAGTCCTCCTTCGGCTCTAATACCAATCCGCTCAAATCCCAATACTGAACATTCTTGTGGCCAGCGTTGTCGGACTGAATAACCTTGAAATTCTGTGTTGCAGGATCGGTAATCTTAGCAATACCATTCATGTCTGCATCGCCATGAATATCAACTAAGCCACTTCCCTCGGAAGGCTCTAATCCAACCAATGTCTTGGTGGAGTTGCTATCTTCACTGCTGATCTTGAATGCGAAGAAGTATCCTTCTCCCCAAACATCAACGATTGCTCCGGGAGTATCGAAGTATTTAAGAGTACCTGTTACCTTATCATTTGAAACAGTTACATCTGACTTCTGCAAGTCGCTAACTGTTGCGCCAAAAATGGTTGTACCCTGACTCTCTGCGCCAAGTGTCAGGTCCTTTAAAAAGAATCGTCTACAGTTACAACTGCGATTCCATCAAGGAACTCTGCCCAAAGTGACATACCCATCAATGCGTAAGACTCGCCAACTGCATGTCTGTAATCACCCTCTGCATGGAAGCCGATCAAATTGGTTTCGCCATCAACTCTATATTCCAATCCAAGAGCTGCGAAATCGCTGTCACCGGGATCAACGTAATACAGATCAATGTTCTCAACAGGAGTTGCGATTACTGTGCCTTCTGCAATATCAGGATCGGAAAGCAAGAATAATGTCTTGTATCCCATGAAATTCTCTACATAGTTGATACCGAACTGAGTCTGGATTGTGAGGTTAGCAGCACCGATGTATTTGTATGCATCAATGATATTTGCAAAACCAACAACCTCAGTTACAGATTTACGCATCTGCTGGAACTTGTTCAATACATTACCCTTTGCCATAGCAAGAGCCATCTGCCAAGAAGGTTCTGCGCTGGTAAGAGTACCTGTGTTCAAGAATGTATAGAATTTGGTCAAAACACTAAGCTGCAATTCATTCAGGAATGCATCATCCGTTCTCTGAACTGCGTTCTTAGCACCATATTTATTTACTGCTTCAATAGAAACAGCCTTTGCATATTTCTCAATCTTTACATCGCCATAAGCTGTCTCTTCAACTTCTGCCAAGCTATAAGGGATCTCATTACCCTCTGCAACATCTCCACTCTCAAGTGTTACAGATGCGGTATAAGCAACCAGCTTTGTACCGGGAGTCTTCTTAATAGGTCTCATGATACCGAGAATAGCTCTCAAAGCATCCCAGTTCTGTGTAAATCTTGATACGAAGTCAATTTCTCTGACTGAAACATCAATATTTTCAACTTTGGTTAAATTTTCTTTAGCCATTATTCTCCTCCTTCTTCAAGGTATGATCTCCAAGCGTTTTGTCGCTCGGTTGTGTCCTTGATCTTCATAATTTCTTCCTTCGTTTTACCTTTTCCGCCAGTATTAGCTGGAGGATTGGCGGTATTCGCTCCGGTCTGCTTTACGGTCTCAATATGATCTGACCAATCATCCTTGATGGACTTGCGCAGATCCTTCGCATTCTCGATTTCTCCCTTGTCATCCAACTTGATCTCATTGAAATCAGAGTATTTGATGATCTTTGCAAAATGCTTTTCCGGGATGCCGATATCCTTCAAAAGAGCCTTGTATGCAGTTTCCTTAGCATTTCTGGTTTCCTTTGCCTCAACATCGGCCTTGTAATCGTCAAACTCCTTTTTGAGCTTGTCGTAATCCTTGTCGCTGTTCTTTGCGACCTCGTCCTTCAGATCGTCCAGCTCCTTCTTGGTTTCATCGTACTGTTTCGCTTTCGCCTCGTACTTTTTCGCCTCGTCCAAACTATCCTTCAGACCACTGATTGTTTCTGTATGTGCCGCAATAATCTCGTCAATTACGTCTGCTTCAATTCCCTTAGAAGCAAGCCACTTTCTTGTTAGACTCATTTTTGTTTTCTCCTTTTCCTCGGTTGCGTTTCTTTGCAATTCGACAAACAAAAAAGAGCCAACACCAAGATTTCTCTTGATGCGGCTCCAATTGCCCTCTACCTGTCCCCAATCGGACAAGCGTCATATTGAACTGAATCTATCTTCACTTCCAATATATCACATTCTATTGTTAAAAATCAACAAAAAATGTCATCCGATATCGTTACTAACTGTAGTTATATTACTTGTTGCTGCTTTCAGTTCTTTTTCGATGTAATCTTTGATCCTTCCTTCGTTCTTTTCGACCGCATTCCGCAGGAATCTGTTTGCGGTCATCCTTCTGGTACCTTCATGGACATATATGCCGTATTCAACGTTTGTACCGACATAAACGCAGTCCTCGCTCATATCAACAGCATGCGTGATACTATTCCGCAGGTTTCCGGTATCAATACGTCTCGGAGCATTTTCCAGTTCCTTCTTGGCAGCTCTCTCAACCTCGATGCCGATTGCTTCCAGTATCTTCTCCGATGCTGCTTCCATCGCTTCGATGTATGCTTTTGTGTTGTCGGTTACTTTGACATCTGCCATATCAATCAACCTTTATATTGTCATCTTTTAAAGATGCAAGTTCTGGGTTTTCCTTATCAAAAATCTCTTTTTGCTCAGGAGTAAGTTTATCCGGATAATCATGAAAGAATTCAAAAATATGTTCTAAATCAAAGGTAAAAAAATGTAATCCTCTTCTATTTAAATCAGCTATCCACCAAATTTTACAGTTATCATCAAATTTATATGGTTCACTAAATTCATCATTTTTTAAATATACTTTGATATCATCCATAATCTTTCTCCTATTATTGATTATTAATATACCCAAGATATTTTATAAAATCTTCATCCTTAATCGCGACATCTATATCAATCAAAATATTTGGATTTAATAAATCATTTTTTAATGTATCTTTCCAATGCTCTCTACAACCAAAACGTTTTTTTAACTTTTCACTTGTAAGTCTTATAAATCCACTTTCCAAATTCTTTTGTAATTCACAGTACTCACATCTTCCATTAATCTTTCTTACAATAGCCGCATGTGTTCCAGTTGATAATATGTATTCTTTGCCTTCTTCAATAGATCTCTTTAATTTGTTTACAGCCGTAAAATCATTAACACTCATTACTACTTTACTATTTGTTTTTTTTGCAAAAGCAAGCATATTCTTTGGATTACCAAATATGTCAGTTGATCCATCATTTCTAAAATCTATTACATCATATCCATATTTATTGCCAATATATGCATATGCTAAAGAAGTACAATGACCACCTGTATCATATTTATGTAATTTTTTTATTATTTCTCTTTCTGATAATTCTTTATTAAGTTTAGATGGTTCCTTATATTCAATATTTTTCTCCTTAAGCTGATCAAAAACAGATTTTCCTGAATTGTTATTTATTTCGTTGTTATATCCGCTTCCAGATCCTCTAAAATTATTTATATTGGTATTATTATTATACTCCTTTTTGTATTTTCCAGCAATAGCTTTACCCTTCTGCTCCTGCAAATCAATCGGATTGCTCTTGATATCCTTCGACTTCTTCCAGTCATCGTAACTCATATCTCCAATAGCAGAAGTATCACGATCAACCTCTGCTGCATCGAATCCTTTTACATGGCCAGCAAGAGTGCAACGGCAATTGTAGATCATATTACCGGGAGCATGCGGATCACCGGCATACTGGATCTTTACCCCTTCCACTTCAAAAGGCTTACCAACAGGACGCATCTGTCCGTCAAGCATTCTGTGTTCGTGTCTTGTACGTCCATCAAGCGTTGCAATCCACTCGACTTCCATATCGATACCCATGGACTCGGCTCGTTTGTAGGAATCCATTCTGCCAGCGTTCTGCGCTCCGGTGGTCATGGTTCTTGCATTACGGATTGCGGCCTTGTAATTCTTATCTCCGACAGTCGTTGCAAGTCGCTTGGATAATTTTGGAATACTCTCTCCCTGCAGAATACCCTGCGTCATGACGGATTGAATCTGCTTTTTATTCCACAAAACATCTTTTCCTTCAGCAATACGCTTTGATGTTTTCTTGCCCGGTGCAGGCAGCAGATTAGGATCATCACGCATAATACGCTCCACTGTTTGTCTATCATACAGAGTAAACGAAGTGTCTATATGAGAACCAACCTCTGCCTCGTATGTGCCATAATTGAAATTATTAGCATATACTTCCGGCATGTAACCTTTAGTAATGCTTTGGGCGATCATATTGGTGTTGTGGATATCATGAGCGATTGTATCCTTCATGGCTTCCCATCGTTGTCCAACAGCTATCTGGCCATATCGCCACTCATTATATTCCTGCATGGTCTTGGTACCGTCATCCACCCACTCGCGCCACCTCTGATCCTTCAAACGGAATCTGCTCATATAATCATCCATCTTGTCTTGGATCTCACTGACGGCCTGCTGATATTCTTTTTTAATTTTCTGTTCGACTTCCTTGAGGACCTGTTCCGTTTCCTCGTGTGCCGGATCTGTCTTCTTCGCCATCTGTCATTTCCTCTTCCTCTTCAGGCTGATTATCTTCCGCCAAACGATCAATCTCATCAGCACTCATTTCCTTGAGCATTTCCTCGGCCTTATCTCCGTCTCCCAATACAGTCAGGATCTTCTCGGTTACATAATCCTCTGACAAGTAACTTGCAGCTGAAACGACTGTCTGTACTTCTTCCTGAACATTCACGATATAAGACCGGGTAAAGGTTGGTGTATCTTCAACTCCGGCAATTTCCATCAAGCCTTCCAAGAATTCCAGGATCTGATATTCGAAATCATCAGCCTTGCCGTTCATCGGCTCGTATGCTGCCTTGATTTCTGTTGCAGTAGCGTTTCTGCTTGATAGATCTTCGGTATTCAAAGCCATGTAATCGCGGTATAGATCACGCTCAATTCTATCAAGGAGCTTTTCTCTTGCCTCGTATGGAATCTCAATCGTTTGTGCTTGAACATCCTGTCCTTCTGCTGGCGCGGCCGCATGAGTCAGTTTTAAACGTTCCAAGAATCGAACCAAATCAGTATCATCCATTCCGCCAGCACCTTTGATGATCCAATAGAGCTGTGCATTGTCCAGATCGTTGCCATATCCGTTCTTGATGATATCGTACTCGTCAATTCCGTCTCGGATTCCAACAAGTTCTGACTGATGTTCCGGATTGCCCCACAAAGGGATTACCGGGAATCCACTGTAATTTGTATAATCAACGATTTCTGTTCCATCAACCTCGGAAGATTTCTGCACCGTTACATATCCGCGCTTGGGATTCAGAATCTGTCCTTCAGTGATGGTCTTTTCTGCAGATACTCTCTGCTTCCATTCAAATTCTGTATATCCATCCTCTTCATACAGAGTGGCTCTGAGTGGCTTATCAGGCGAAATCTGCCACCAGCGGATACCTGCTCTCAATGCGCTTGTTTCTTCATCCCACAAAGGCAGAAACTCTCTTGCTGAGAATACTTGCAGTTTGTCCAAGTTCCAGAATCCATAAGCTATTCCGCCAATAAGAGATTCCTTTGCTAATTTCTGAAGTCTATTGTCAAACTTTTTGCCGAAGTAATCTCCGTCCTTCTCCCAGCTGACACCGTTCCCAAGCAAGAACTGCACTTGCTGTGTAACGAATCGCTTGAAGAATCCGCTGACTACCTTGTGATTGGCGGACCACTTATCCGGTACCTGTTCTCCGGTGATCGTGGTGATCAGCTTCTCGTAATTTACAATCGTTGTATTTCTCTTTTTGAAGTACTGATCCGCAACGACAGCGGTCTTATACATCTCGCTGGCCTTGTACTCATTAATACATTTCATGACAAACTCAATAATGTTGTTGTCGTTCTGTGGAACAAACGTTAAATCTTGATATGTTTGCATTTTTGAATCTCCCTCTTTGACTGAAATTCAATTAATAGGAACTAACAACGGCAGGATTTGAACCTGCGTCTTCCGAGTGTCTTACCCGGACGATTAAACCGGACTAAATCTACGCTGTTACCATTATTACGGAGAGTAATAAACTATCGGCTGGATGCTTCAACCAGCCGAAGCGCACCGGACCTTGTGACGGTCCTTAACAGACTTCCTCTAGTGCACTGAAAGGATGTACTATGACAAACAAGAGAAGTATTATGGGGATGCCCTATGAGACATTGTATTTTGCCCATATAGGCCTTAACTAAATATAGGTGTATAAATTGATTTATGAACTGCTATTCGCTTTGTATGGACGAAATAGCGCGTGTCATCCATGGCATGATCATTTACCTTGATCGGCTTGTCTTCTTCTTTGCTCTTTTCATCCCACACATATCCTTGTGCTTCTTTTATCCAATCTTTATCTGATGGTGAAACCTTAATTTTTCCAGTCTGCATTGCCGAAGCTGTTTCTCGTATTCCATCTAATACAGCATTATCTGCCGGAATAACCTTGTACCATTTTTTCTTTCTGAGCAAAGTTATAAAAGACGCAGCTGAAGGATCAATAATCGTTTCCATTTTCTTTAAATACAAACCTTGATCCTGTTCACGCTTTTGCATAATATCTCCGATCATCTTGTCCAAGGCTTCTCCGTACTCTTCATCTGTTTTCTGAACTCCGCTGTCTCGTCCAGAGTAGTAATAATGTCTTGTTCTATACCACACTGAACCATGTTTTTCCCACAATCCAGCAGAAAAGGCATTCATTGTACCATAGTCAATAGACAAGCAATAATCACTTGGTTTACTGTCGCTTGGTGGATCTCCAATCGCATCCTTATACATTGCATAAATTGCACCTTCTGCAAGTACCCAAAGTCCCAAAATGAAGCGTTCAAAGAAAACTCCAACATACATTCTTCTGTATCGCTCTTTCACATTTTCTGACAGGCTTAGGTTGTCATCCATAGTGAAATGCAAATACAATAATCGTTTTTCTTTGCGCTTATCTATCCAATTTACCTTGAACCAATGTGATGGATGTGCCGGATTGCAGTTGAACCATAGTTTTGAACCTTCAACAGAGCAACGGCCTGTCGCCTGATTCACAAAGGATTCCGGCATCAATGCAACTTCATCAAGAAATATTCCAGCAAGTGTAATACCTTGTATGAGGTCTTGGGATCGTTCATCTTTTCCACCAAATATGTAGAAATAATTTTCAATGTTGCCATTGCTTATGATGCAAAGGTTGTCTGATCGTTTATCCTCAATCGTATAACCTCTTCCTGCAAGCATTAATTTGAGCCAAAATAAAACGTTTCTTCTGAAGCTTCCAACAGTCTTGCCACACATAGCAAAATTTTCACCATTGAAGGTACTCATTGCCCATAAGACAAAAGATAATGACATAGATACAGTTTTTCCGGAACGAATAGCACCATCTGCTATAATCCCATCGCTATCTTTTACTGGAGAATTATCTGTCCACCAATTTAATACCTGCCTCTGCTTCTTGGAGAATGGTTTAAATTTGAATTTCGCTTTCGTCTTCATCTTTCCAATCCTCCGCAGCAGTTCCTTTTAACGCATCGATTAAATTGTCTTCATAAACAGTAGGTGGTAATTCAACTGGCTTATCTCTCCATTTATCAGGCTTTCTATTTTTCAACCAAAAGATCTGTGCTGTAGTATCTCCGGGAATATAAACTTCATCGTATGATGTTGCTAAATGCTCCTTTTCACATTTACGGCCATACTCATCATAATATGTTTCTCTAATTTTGATTGTTTTCTTGACTTTGTGTGATCCACCGATTGCACGTTCAAAAAGTGCATTCTCAACAATACGGTCTACAACTTCCTTGCCCTTTTTTAAGGTCTCCGAAATCTCCGAATGTTTCTTTTTCCATTCATACAAAGTTGAACATCTGATTCCCATATTATGAGCAATTTCCTCATCTGTCAGACCGTCTCTTGCCCACCCTTCAATTTTTAATAAACCTTCCGGCTCTAACCACTCCTTATATTTTCCTTTAGCCAATTGATCACCTCAGTTCTTCGGGTGCTGCAAATAAAAAAGAGCCGAGTATATAGATTTGTTTTCTACATACCCGGCTCCAATTGCCCTTACTTCCGACCAATTACGGAAGTGTCATGTTTAATTTTTCTTGAATCTTCCAAGACAATAATACCATTGCCTTTTTTTCGTATAATAGCATCATTGCCATTATTTAGTATATCACTAATGGCTTTTGCAACATTAGAATCTAATATTACATCTTCATTATATCCCATTTTCGCATTATTCGTCAATGTTTTCTCCTTTACAGGCCATGCTTCGTGCAGTACTTGCCATAAGTCAAATGTTCAGCTGATGCCAACCGGGTGATTTCAACAATCGATATCTCCGGCTTACTCTTTGGTTTTAGTTTTCCTCGTTTGCATTCCAAGCTACAATAGTCCTGAGTTGCATAAGCACGTTTAAAAATCTTTCCACATCTCATGCAGTAATCATATAATTTGAATCCATAACTCATAGATAGTCCTCCTTTATCTGTTGCCATTCCCTTCTGGCATCGGAATGTGTTGGATGATTCGTTGTGGTTATTCCGCAATGCTCGCAATACATCCGCCAAGAACCAAACTGATCCTGCTCTGAATAAACTTTAAACTTTCGGCATGCTGGACATGATTTCAGTTCTCTCCGTTTCATTCGTCATCTTCCTCACAGTAAGGTGATCCAGAGCATTCCCATCTGTGATCACACTCAGCACAATCGCCCTCTCCGGTTCCTTCGTTCCAGCAGATGTCTTCCTCGCTCATTCTGTCTTCAGGATCATGATTAGACCGATCCATGTTGAATGCATTCAGAAGCTCCTGTCTGGAGATTAGTCCATGTCTGTATTCTGCAAAGTAGCTCATTTTTTCTTCCTCCAATCAAAATAATCTTTACATCCGCAACAAGATGCAATCGTCATGGCACTGCATCCTTTTTGCACACAGAAGCTTCCGCCTTTAGTATATGTCTTATTCCACCATTCCTTTGGAAACGTGACCAGACAATGATTGATGTAAACGTTTACTTCCATGTTTGCGTCTTCAATTTGAATATCAGGAAATATCTCTTTGAACTTTTCTCCGTTTGTCATTCCTTATCCTCACTTTCTGCCTGTGGTTTTATTTCACGTAACGGGCAGTCATCACTCCTCTTATGTATATATTCTTCTTTCCAGAGTGACCGTCTATTCCATTGAGGACATTGCCTATTTCTGAAGCACTCTCTGCAACTACTCGGCATATCCTTATTTATGAGAAGCTGTATCATTCCTTATCCTCACTTTCCTGTGGCTCAACCTCGGTATTAAGAATATCGAGAAACCTTTGGAGCATATAATCAGCTCCCGTAATCTTGCCGTTTTCTTCTGCTATTCGTCTGTTACAATCTCTTGCAAAATCATTTCTGTCCTCTGCTAACGATTTTAGGATTTTATCTTTCTGCTCTTTTGTCATTTTA